CCTTCCGCACCTTGAGCACCTTCAGCACCTTGAGCACCTTCAGCACCTTGAGCACCTTCAGCACCTTGAGCACCTTCAGCACCTTGAGCACCTTCAGCACCTTGAGCACCTTCAGCACCTTGAGATCCAATAGCACCCTGTGCTCCTGTAGCACCTGCTCCTTGAGCACCTTGAGAACCTTGAGCACCTTGAGGTCCTCTTACACCTTGAGGACCTGCAGTTCCAGCAGAACCTTGAGCACCTTGAGGGCCTGCAATTCCAGCAGAACCTTGAGAACCTTGAGCACCTTGAGGTCCTCTTACACCTTGAGGACCTTCAGCACCTTGAGCACCTTCAACACCTTGAGCACCTTCAACACCTTGAGCACCTTCAGCACCTTGAGCACCTTCAGCACCTTGAGCACCTTCAGCACCTTGAGCACCTTGAGCACCTTGAGCACCTTGAGCACCTTGAGCACCTTGAGGTCCAGTTACATTATTCAGTGTTGTCCCATCACCAAATGTAGAATATATTTCATTGAAATTATTATTAATCTTAAGGGCACCTTGATATAAGGTATCTCCAGTTCCATCATTTGGAACTGATCCAGGAAATATATTTTGTTTTCCCATTCTGATTAAACGTTTATTTTATTTATTCCAATAAAAAAGGGGGGTATAAACCCCCCTTCAATCATTCCTCAGCCAACTTCTGGAAGTAACTCAGAGCATCATCTTCCTCATCATCAAAAGAGGATGAACGACTTGCTGCACGAGTTCCACCAGACTTTCCCTGTACTACTTCTTCAGCAGTGGGAACAGGACCACGATCCTCATCTTCATCATCAAAGGATTCATCCTGTTGGACTGGTTTCTTACCAAGAACAGCTTTCAGACGAGCATCAAGTTGTTCATAAGTTTTCATCTTCTCTGGATCAGTAAACTCTGCCAGAGAATATGTCTTCTTCCAGACTGCCTCCATGGCACCATCATCATCAAACAGAGGTTCAGGAGCACCAAACTCTGACTTGTCATAGTTCCAGTAACCATCCTTCTTGGTAATCTTTACTTTGAAGTTGGCACCAGCCCAGAAATCAAAGGGGTTGATAGGAGTTTCATCATCAAACTCAGGTTTCATGGCTGCCATAATCTTGTCAAAGATTTTCTTGCCATACTTATAAAGGAATACCTTTCCTTCATTTTCAGGATGTGCTTTGTCCTGAACAACATAGATGTTGGAATAGTAAGACAGTTTGCGCTTACGATCACGAACAATATCTTGATTTGCTTTACTGCCTGTGTTCCACAGTTCCCTGTTTGCTTCACAGACAGGACAGTTCTGATTGATGGTGGTCAGACAGTTATCAATAAACCACCCACCAGAACCTTGGAAGGCATGAGTATAGACCTTTGCCCAAGGCAGGTCTTCTCCTTGGGGTGCAGACAGAAAACGAATGATTGCAAATCCATTTCCTGCTTTGTCTACTTCTGGTTTCCAGAGACGTTCATCACTGGAACCACCAGATGTATTCATCTTCTCTACCTCTTGTACCAGTTTGGATGTAAGAGAACCAAGAGAAGATTTCTTTTTAAGGTCTGAAAAAGACATTAGATTACCTCGGATTAGTTGGATTAATTGGATTAATTATCCACAGACATCATAGCAAAAGCAAAGGTCTTAGTCAACCTCTGCTTCCCTTTTAAGTCTTTTAATGACCTTCTGCATGTTATCAAAAATCACATTCATATCTGATGGGTCACCATACCCAAGAAGTTTTGATGACTCAATAATTTCATTCTTTTTTTCAATAGCTTGAGGGTCATCTGATAATGACAATCTTGTATACAGGATTTTTTGTTTTTCTAAAAGTTCAGATAACAAGTTAACATGTTCTAACTTCTCAGCCTTAGACATATTAGGGAATCTCAAAACACTTCTTGTAAGTTCCCTTTGTAACTTTTCAATCGTTTTAAGTTCCTTCTGAACTATATCTGAATCGAAGAAGGACATGTCATCTCTCCACAATATTTCTCAAAGTTTTTTTGTACTCCTGTACATCGATATTTAGGAATGGAGAGTATTTCTGTATCTTTAATGACACTATCTCCCATACAGGATCTAAAAGTTGTTTGTCAAAATTATTCTTGAGCAGGAATATTCTATCCCAAATAGTGAAGGTTTCTATACTAATTTTCCTGCTCAAGAACTTTTTTAGAATGACTGGATGTTGCTTTGAAGCATCAAGAACCTGCTCCAAGTTGCTTTCAGACAACATATCTTCTGATTCTTGTTTAAACATGTAGGACAAACTTTGCTGTCTTTTCATCCATTCTTTGTAACAAGAATCACCTTCTCTAATAATTTCTCCAATCCACATAGCTTGTGGATTATCATTACCTATAAAGTTAGACAAAAAGAAGTTTTTTATCTCTTCATCATTCTTCTGTCTACTAATTCTCTCAAACCAATACTTATCTTTACGTTTATTGAATGATTCTAATGATGCTCTGGACTTACCTGCATACTTAAAGTAATCATATTTTGGTTTAGTAAAGTGATTCTTTAATGCAAGATAAGTTTTATAAGCATCAAAGGGTGTCATACTAATGAAACATTCCCACTGATTGTAACTCTTTGTTCTTTGGATTTATGATAAGTAGATTGATGTATTAAAAATGATGGAAACACTATTAAATCTCCTTCTTCCACATTTAGAGGAGCCCACTCTACCACATGATCATCTGGATTTAAATATTCTATCAATCCATTATAACAATAATTTCTATATTGATCATTTAAAAATAAAAACTTTCCAGAATTTTCTGGGAGATTTGAGAAATAACAATAACTTAAAATATTATTTCCAGACATGTGATGATGAGCTTCTTGATATCCACCTTTTTCGTACACATTCATCCAAGGAACTTCAAACTTTAAGTTAATACTTTTTTTAAAGGGTAATTGGGATATGAATGGTTCAATTTTAGATAAAAACTCATTCCAGTCATAATCAACTGACCTTGATGTTTTTACTAAACAATCCCATTCATCTGTTAAAATACACAAATCTTTTAAATTAGAAAAATCAATTTTTCCAATCTTAAAATGCCAATATATTGTAGGAAAACAAAATTGCATCATATTAAAAGTTTAGCTCTGGATGTTCTTTTTAAAAAATTTAAGTTGATAGCATCACACTTTAATTTTTCTTTGAGTGGTTTGCTAATCAATTTACTGACAGAATCAATTTCAAGATTGTTTTGCTCACAATAGAAGACAATAGCATCTATGTAATTCATTTCTTCATTAGTCTTCACAAGGTCTTCTATGATCTGAGAAAACTTTGCAGGGCACAGAAACTTAACTTCCAGTGCATCCTTTAATTTATCTTCCATATTCTTTTAATTTAGATTGAATAAACTCTTTAATATATCCATTAAGTAACTTAATATACTTCATCTTATCATACTCCTCATAAACAACGCAATCCCCATCTTCACATGCCATTAAGATGACTAACTTCTTAACAGGAATACCTGTCATCTCATAGAACATACAAGCATAAGCAGCACACTGAACAAAGTAATGTTCAATCCACTCTTTTGGTTTTGCTTTCTTTGATGTCTTAAAGTCTATGACTGATAGTTCACCATTGTACTCTGCAATACAATCAACTGTTCCTGCAATGCCTAATTGTTTGCTATAAAGAGAACTTTCAAGTGCATGAATATTATCGATGCTATTTAGTTTTTCTTTTGCAATCTGAAAAAGATAATATGAAAGTGGTTGAACCTGTGGTAACTGTTCTGCATTATGCAGGTATCCTTCTACCAAAGAGTGAAGGTCTGTTCCACGACTTGTTGCTTGTCTATTGATTTTGTTTGCTTCTGCCTCACCAACTTTCTTTCGCCATTCTTCAAAAATATGTTTATTGTGAAAGCTTGTGACTGATGTAATAGAAACTAACCTGGAAAGGTTATCCTCTCCAGGTAGTTTATAATATCTAACTCCATCAATTTCTTCCCTTTCAAGTTTGAGAAGATTCATACTAATGTGTTTAAAAGTCATGCCAAACTACTGCTCTTCTTGCATAATAATTTTGATTTGGTTGTTCAATAAAATAATAAAGTGCTAATGAATACCTTTGAATATGCTCTGGACATTTTAAAGGAATAGGATGACCATGAATGGAATGATCAGAAAGAGTAAAGATTACCCCTCTATTAAAAATAGGAGCAATTTTATGAATACATTTTTTTGTTTGGTGATCCCAAAGTTCTAAGCACCCTTCCCATTCATCTTCCCAATCTGGATTGAGATACAGTAGAAAATTAAGAACTCTAAACTGATTTAACTCATTCATATTGTAATCCACATGAAGAGATAATTTACCACCAGAATGAATCTTATGACACCCACCTCCAGAAAAAGTTGGATCTCCTATCAATCCTTTGATTCCAGTAAGATCTTCAAGAAAATTTAAAAATACTTGGGAATTAAAATACTGTAAGGTATTATAAACTGTAGGTGCATATTCTGCAATTTGCTGTAAGTTTTCTAGGCACCAAGGCGTATAAAATTTACGAACTTGATGTGAAGCCATGTAAGTATTTGATGGGGACTCTGTTCCCCAACACTCATATGCTTTCAATTCAGAAAAACATTGCTTTGCTATTTCAGGAGCAATAAAATTATCTAAGGTTATATTTGGGAATGGTTTTGAATTTGTATAATTAAAATTTAATTTTTTTCCCAATTCACCATCATTAAATATACTCATAATTATTTTTTCCCAATAATAGAATAGTTATTTAAAAATTGTTTGCCCCACCACATAACAGTGTCATACATAATTAAAACCCTGCTGCCATTTTGTTTACAATGTAAGACTTAACTAAACCAGATCTGACAATATCTTCAATACCAAATTCAATAGACTCAAACTCTGGCATTCTTTGAATGATTTTCATGAAATCAAGAATTCCATTTCTTTCATTAGTTTTTGTAAGGTCAGACTGTGTGGCATCACCACAGAACATAATCTTAGAGTTGTCACCAACCCTTGTAATTATACTATCAAGTTCATGAAAGTTCAAGTTCTGACATTCATCCACAATAATAATTGAGTTATCAAGAGTGGTTCCTCTGATGAATGAGGTGCTCCAGAATCTGATTGTCTCTTGTGCTTTGAGATTACCATAGAGCATCTCAAACTCTGCATCAGAGTTGCACTCAAACATATACTTTACCATGTTCTTATATGGAATTTGGTAAAGACTTGACTTATCTTCATGATCTCCAGGAAGGAACCCAATTTCTCTAGTTGATACCAAAGATCTAACAATTACAATCTTATCATAAGGTGTGAGTTCATCAAGAACATCTTTAAGTGCCAAATATAATGCACAAAATGTTTTACCTGTACCTGCACAACCGTAGACAAACAAATGCTTTTCTAAGTCATAAGCATCGAACAAAATTATTTGATTTTTAGTCAGTGGTTGAATATCAAGTAAAGTTTCTGAACTGATTGGTTTTCTTTTCTTTCTATTCCTTGAGGTTGTGCCAATACCAATAGTGGTATCTCCTGAATTTCTTCTTCTGTTTCTTGCCATTAGATTTTAGTTACACGTGAACCTGGGGCTTTGGATGCTTTTTCAAGCACATCATTCCATCCTGGATTCTTTTGAATCAGCTTGTTCTTCCACTCACCTACCTC